GTTCCTTGAACTGGTCGTTGACTTCCTTGAAGCGATTGTAGGGGATCGGACCAGGCTCGCCCGACTCCTCCGCTTCCGCTTCCACTCCGGTTGGGATTGTCGCATCCCCCGTCGCCGGTTCCACCGTAGTGTCCGCAACTGCAATTTCAGACTCCGTGGCCGGCGAGTCCACGGTCGTTGTCGCCTGTTCGTCTGTCATCCAACCCTCTTCGGTCATTGCTGACCCCTTGTATTCCGCTGATTACGTCCAGCGGTTGACGACTCAGGCCGGAGGACTTGCTCAACGGCCATACGTTGCAAGTCGCGCATATGCGTGGACTGAGCCATCTGCTCGTCCGCATCGCGTTCGATATCATTCTTGGCTTGGTGCGACTCGATCTGCATCTGTTGCTTCATCGCTTCCATTTGCATCTGAGTCATCGGGTCTTTGGCCTGCATCTCGGCGCCCATCATCTCCTGCTGTTGCGCCATCATCTCTTGCTGCTGTTGCGCGGCCTTCATCTCTTGCTCTTCCCAAGCCCTCAGGATCTTGTCAGTTTCCGGTAGATCCATGAGAGAGATTGCAAGTTTCGATGCATCAGGCGTGCCCGGAGTTCCGAGGAGACCCATCTGGTAGAAGGTGAGAATCTTCTGGTTCTTTTCTTCCGGTCCTTCAGCCAACGTGCTTCCTGGGGTGTATATGACACGGTATTGACCTCCTTCGCGCAACGCACGCATGGACATGGCCTTCCCACCCGTCATCACCTCTTCCGGTTGCATACCAGGCATCTGCGGTTCGACAGTACCCTTGTCGTCCAACAACCCCAACATGATGTCGAGTGGAGCCTTCTCCGCGTACAACGCCACTTCCCATTCGGCGATCTTCACGGCGGACTTCTCAATGGATGCGCGCAGGCTTGCGTGTTGGGTCTGATCCGCTTGTTGCAGGAGGCGGATGGCCTCGGCTGGCGTGCCGGCGGGTGCCAAGCCCTGCGTCACGTCATGGACACCCGCGATGTCCTGCATATCGCGCTCGATCTTCTGCAGGAACGCCAACTTGTCACCGCTGATGCCTTGGCTTCGGCTGAACATCGGAGGCCCGCCCGCGGTGGCATCGTAGTAGATCTTCCGTACACCACGCCCACGAATCTCGTCGAACGCATCCGCTTGGGTGCCGATACCCTTGGCGATAGCCACGAAGTCCACCTGCTGCTCCGCCTGCTCGAGTGCTGCGGACAGGATGCGATTGTAGGTGTATTGGAGCGAGATCAACTCACCGGCAAGACTGCGCCCATACGGGGAGTCAGACCGGCTCTGGTACGAAAGCGGAACAAACGGGAAGTCGTCGAACTTCTTGTAAGGCCACGGGCCGTTGTAGAGTACGACTCCACCAGCCACGATGATGTACCGGCCCTTTGGGAACTTGGAAGTTGGCTTCTCCCAATACTCCTTCAGCACGGCGGCATCCATGCCCTTGCCCATGCCAGGAGTCTGGACAGGGGAAGCGAATCCGATTCCAGAGTTGAGGTACTGGTTGACGTACCCGTTGATCGCGCTCTGGCGTTTGGCATCCGGCTTGACGGACTTGCCCTTCTCTCCGAACTTGTCAACAAAGTACGACAACGGACGAGTCTCGGCGTGTATCAGCCATCGCACCTGCTCCCAGGACTTGGCGGTCGGGTCCAGGAACACGGAGAATGCGGGGAGGATCTCCTCGCAGATATCCCCCACAGGCGCCTGCTCAAAGTTCACCGAACCATCGAAGTCCACCACCGGGATGGTGTTCATCTTGTTGTCGTCCCAGTAAACCTTCAGGAAGCAGGTGCTGGACTTGAGCGCCCATGACACGCGCTCCTTGGTCTGGGTTATGCGGTCAAACTTACGAGCGCAGTGGCCTCGAATGGCTTCGGCTTCCTTGGCGGCTTGCACATCCAGGGGGTCATCGGTGAGCGGAACTGCGCGAACATCCGGAGAAGCAAGAGTCGCTTGCGACTCAACCTTCATCAGCAGAGGTCTAACCTTGGGACTGGTCAGATAGCGATGACGCTCTTCGTCGTTGATGAGCGAGATGAGTTGATCGGCTTGGCGATTCAACCCGACCCATTGACGACCTTCCTCGAAAGCAAGGCCAAGCGCCCAGTCGATCTCCAATGGCGCCCTGTGATCTGACGCGGTCTTGAACTGGTCGTCAACGTAATTGAGGATCTGCCACTCGGACTCGGTCGGTTCCTGAAGTTCCTTCACTTCAGGATCAAGCGACAAGTCTTTCTCCGATTTCGGAGCCTTTGGTTGGAATGGCAGTCTCATCACATGAAGTCCCGTTCGTTTCTTCCTTTGATTGTACGTCTGAACAGTCGTTTCACGCCATTGAAACCACCGCGAAGCAATCTAATCTCATACCACACCATGAGCATGGCGAACAAGATGGCGTAGTCCATCAGATATGTTCGTCCTTCTTGGTGTTCCTTTTGAGGTACTCAGATGTGATTGTGGCATATTTCGGCATCGTTCGCTCTATGTTTGCCACGCTAGCCTGTGTCCTGACAAGCGTCATATACCGAAGCGCGTCCAAGGCGTGATCCTCGAGCGTCGTGTCCAAGTCCTCGGGATTCTTCTCGTCCCTGATCATAAGAGGGATGGTCCTGATCAGATTGGGACATCGTCCCTTGAATACGATCAGATCGTCCGTGTGCATAAGTTCCTTCAGGCGCGTCCAACCAACCATGCGGTTGTTGATCGCCGGGACTGCATGGATGCCTTCCCGCCAGAAGGCTTCGACAGGGTATTCGCCAAGTCGTTTCGCCGGGTCTTTGGGTGGGAACATGGCAGGATCCGCAGCGACAAGTACGTCTTGCGGATCCGTGATGCCGAATCTACGGAAGCAGTCCTTGATCATCCTGGCCTGTTCACGCGGCAACATGCCGGCGCCGTAGGCTTCATCCACCACTAGGAGCTTGTTTGATTCGTCGACTGCTCCCAGAACGAATGCGAATGGGTTGGCTGTGCCGAAGTCGAGACCTCCGATGTACCGGAAGTGCTTTGGTATGTCGTATGGGACGACGACGTGCTTGTCCTCGTACCACTCGTCGAAGAAGCGTCCTCCGACTTCGAGGAACTGGGCTTCGATTTCCTGCGAGAAAGTACTCGTAGGAAGTTCTCGGCGCATCGCCTCAATCTCTTCAAAAGGGATATGAGGATTCGTCCACGATGGCATCTGCCAGCAGGCGAACTCGGGATCTCTGGCTGGGTTTTCGGAGTTTCCACGCCACCACAACTCCCAATAGTAATCACGACCTCGAGGTGTGGATAGGAACCACGCATCGCCTTTGAGGTCAACAAGCGTAGGACGTATCGCCATTTCCCATGCAATCTGGAGGTGGCGCGCCTTCGCCGCCTCGTCAAGCACGACACGTTGGTACTTCCGTCCACGGCAAGCCTCCGGATCGCTGTCGAGCGACCAGAAGTCAATGATACCGCCGGTGGAAAGTTCCAACTTGTGCTGTTGGGCGTCGCGCTTCACCGTGATTGGTCGGAGCAGTCGGCATATCTCGCGCCATACTTCGGACAAAGCCTTGTAGTCCGGAGCGAACCAGGCTGTCGGATATCCATCCAATGCCGGTTCTATGGCAAGCCAAGAGCCGATGGTGGTTTTCCCCCATCGGCGTCCACAGTTGATCACGTTGAATCGGGAATGCTCCCGAAGCACTTCCTTTTGGGCCTTGTGAGGAGGTGGCATATCCGGACGCCACATTGTCGGACGCCTTTCGGAACCCGGCAGGTGTTGCCCGAGTTTACGCCTAACCCTCCTCGCCCTCGCCGCTAGTTCCAATGTCTTCCATCTCCAGAGGCTCGTCCTCTACGGGTGCGATCCGCTTGGGAGAGTTGGCAGCTACGCGATGCGGGTCCGCCTCCAACTCAGCCTTGATGATCTTCTTCTCCATGCGCCATCGCTCTTCCGCCAGTTTCATGTTCCGGCGGTCCTTCATGCTCATGTACTCCTCGGACTTGCGTTCAAGGATCCACCTGGCAGCATCCGTGTTGCCTTCAATCGCCGCACGGGTGAGCGAGTCCAGGATCATCCGTTCCTTCAGAACCTGCGCCTGACGCACCTGATGGTCGAATTCCGGAACCTTGCGTAGTTTGCACAGCTCCAGGTAACTCAAACCGGAGATCACGCACGCGGTCTCGATACGATTGCCTTCGCCAAGTATCTGAAGGAACTTCTCGATCTTCTTGCGAAGTGCTTCCTTCTCTGCTTCCTTCTCTTCTTGTGTCATATCAAAAGCCTTTAGGACGCCCCTTTCGGGGCGCCCTTTGGTTCATTCCGCCTCTTCTATGGAATCCCGAATTTCCTTCTGGTATTCCAACTTTGCGCTTGCCAGCATACCCAACGCCAAGGTTGGTCCAGTACTGCACCTTGCTGTTACACGCTCCACGTCGAGGAGTGGATCGTACTCATGCAGGATGTACAGAACGGTGATTCCGTATTGCCGTGCTTCCTCGGACAGATCGTATAGACGCTTCTGAAAGCACTCGATGGAGTTCTCGGTCAATCGGATACCACCTTGTCTTCAAAGTCCTTGGCGCCATTGAACCGGAACAATACGGCTTCGCGGGCTGGGACCGGTTTGAAGCAATCAGGAAGTTCCTTACCGCTGTTCATTGCTTCCTTTACAGGAGTGATCAAGATGCGCTTGCTCACCTTCACGGCATCCGGGCAGTTCTCTTCCGCCCACGCTATGGCTTCCTGCTCGTCGGCAACTTCAACGGTAGGCTTGACTTCGCGGAATGCCACTTGACCCCACGGGCAAGTCCAGGTCTTGGATCGGTACGTTCCGTCCTGCCGGCGGGGTAGCGCGGCTTGAGCGATGAACCCTGCGCTGGACTCGTATCGGTAGCGGAGCCAGCTCACGCGCGCTTCCTGCTGCTTGACCATCTTGCGGCAGTTCTCGATGACGATATCCAGTTCACGCTTCTTCGCCTCAAGTTGGACTTCGGCGTCCATGAGACGGCGCATGAAGAGTACGAGATGTTCTTCGCTGAAGATCTCTTCGGGAAGCGTGGTATCGGCAGGACCAGCGTACTCGCCGGTCTCTTCGTCTATCAGGTCTTCTCCGACTCGAATAAGTTTCATTGTTGGTTCCTTTCGTTCTCTCCTTTCAAGAAAAACCGGAGGGTGGGTGAAAGGAAAAAACCCCCACCCTCCGTTCGCCCCGAGGAACCCTGCCAGGAAAAACGGGGCTATCGTGCGACTCAGGCGAACGGGTCTTCCACGTCGTCCGAGCCGGGTCGTACAAGCGGCTTCTTGTGGGCCGGCTTGTCGAGAACATGGTCAACAACCACCTTGCGCTGCACTGGGCGCACGGACATGATCTTGTTGACCTGCTTGCCACTTCCGGTGGTGTGTTCATCCACCATGACACGCCACGGCTTCTCCATGAGTTCCTCGAGATTCAACTCGGCGAACTCGGCCTTGGAAAGCGCACGGCCCATCATCTGGTTGACCAAGATGGTGAGGCCGGCCTTCTCGTTGCCATAGGATCGTCCGGTGTACTTGGTGAACCGGAACGGGCGGTCGTTGCTGTCCACTGCGTCCGTGGTCTCGAACTTCCAGATGAAGTTCGGCTTCATGACGGACGGATCGTTGAAGTCCGGTTGCTCGGACATTTCCACCTCGATGAGGCGGCAGGTGTAGGTGCCGGATTCGGCAATCTCGAAGTCGGTGCGCGATTCCTGGAACTGCGCGTTCTTGGCGAAGAAAGACATGATGTCTCTTTTCTAGTCAGAATATTCCTGACGATTCTTTCGACCGGAGCGAGTATTCCTTCGCTCCGCGTTGTCCTGCTTGGAATATCACTTCTCCATTGCGGATCAGCGATTCCAGTGCCGCTTGCACCTTCTGAGCATTCATGGGGACACCATTCTTGATCTCGGAGGTGTTCGCAGTAATTGCGGCACGAAGGAATCCTACAACCGCTTCCTCGGTCGCGTCAAGAGCGCGGGAGGACTTTTCTTGATGATTTATTGCGCGGACGTAGGTAAAGTTGCGGTCTTCGCTGTCTTCGATGACGAAAGAGCATGAGATTGCATCCTCTTCCGCCACCAATCGTGACTTGGTGCAGACCAGTTTGTGGACGTTCTCGGACTTCTCGACGGAATACACCATGTCCGCAGCGGCCATGATGTCCCCTGCCCCACGCGCCCTGTCGTGTCCCACGTTGGAGTCACCCTGCCCGCCCTTGCGGTCGTGGTGGCATACGACAAGCGTGGCGCCCGCATCCATGATGTCCCTCATGCAGGAGTAGAGCCGTGCCATGTCCCTGTTGGAACCTTCGTCCAGACTGTGGATGCGCGTGAGCGAGTCCACGACGACTATCTTGATTCCGTGTTTGACAATCTCGCGCACAATCTCTTCCCTATGGCGGTTGTTGTCGAGCTTGACTCCTGCCCTGTTGGCGTACAGAAGATCCGCGTTGCGCGGGATTCCGAGTTTCTTGATGCGCGGCAGAACTCGCACCACACCCATTTCCTCATCTAGGTACATGACAGGTGTACGCTGCATCTCGTAGCGTCCCAGCCATCGCTCGCCCATGAGGCAGGACCGTATCAGGTCAAGCACAACCCAGGTCTTTCCGAACGCTGGCGGTGCGGTGATGTACACCAAGCCGCCGGCGGGGATACCGCCTTCCATGATCCAGCCTTGCGCTGCGGACTTGGCGGCTTCCTCCTCCATTCGCGGGATGTCCAGGAAGGTGATCGCCTGTTCGGCGAGTTCGTCCTCACGGCGCGTCTCCTCCTGCTTGTCGGTGAACTCCACCCATAGGCGGGACGCCTTCTCTGTGAGCGCCCTCGAGTCGAGCGGCGGATCGCAGAAGCGCTCGTTCCACATATGGAGGAGTCCGAGTGCTATCTCGTAGTCCATGCCACCGGACTTGAGGTGTCCAAGGAACATGACGGACGCGGCGTCGCGTCCTTTGATCTTGCCGTTCCCACCTTCCGGTATGGGTTGGAACAGGTCGTGGAGCGTGGCCTTGCCGAATCCTGGCTTGCGTACCTGAACCGGCCCCTTGGTCTCTATCTCGCGGAGACGCGCGGTGATGTCAATAGGCATGACCGTTCTCCGCAAGGAAGTTGATGATGAATTCCATCTCGCGCGATGCCGTGGCGATCTCCTCGTCCGTCATGGCACGGAACTGGGATTCGTACACGAAGTTCTCCATCTGCATCTTGACGTACTCCGAAAGGAAGTAGACCATCTTCCCGTTCGGCGTCTTGAGCGGCTTCTTCAGTTCCGGTAGGCGATCCGCCTTTGCGGCTTCGTACAAGCGGTTCTGCTTGAATGCTTCGACGGAGATGCGGAAGAAGAACTCCCATTCCTCCGACCCGACAACCAGATCGGGGCAGAGATCATCCGCGGCATGTATCTGCACGAATCCGGTATCCACGGATACGCTCGGCTCCGCGGCCGGCGGGGCGTTCCTCGTATTGCAGGTCAGGAGTACGACATCCAGCGGGTTGGCGGTCTTCTTCCAGTTCAGGGTGCCTGGCACGCGCAGGATGCGCGGTACATCGTGCGTCCTGTCCGCGTGGTGGTTTGACTTCTCCTGCTGGATCTCCTCCACCACTAGCGCGAATGCGTCCTGCTTGCGCTTGTCCCCGATGTTCTCCACGGAGTCCATGTACCAATAGGCGTGGAGTCCGTTTCCGGAGTCCACCACGATGTCCGCGCCTTCGATGGCGGACTCGAGTTCCTCCGGCGTCATGTTCTTGCGGTCGAAGTCGGCCCAGATCACGGCGGCTTGGGCTATGCTGGAGGCTTTCCCGTAGCGCTCCTTGCGCGGGAGTACACCGCAGTACACGTCGTACCCGGCATCGCTCTTGGACACCAGGGACTCGCAGAGCGCCTTGAGCCTGTCTCCTGAGATAGGCAGCTCATGGAAGGATTGTTCGCGGGATTCGCCTTTGAAGGCGCGGATCTCTATGTAGCCGGCGCCGTAAGGTGCGAACAGGTTGCGTAGGAACAGTCCGGCTTGCACAGCCGGCGGCTTCGCTTTCATTTGCAGGGTTTCCTTTTTGTCCCGAATGTTCGGGGATTTGGTTGTACGGCAGGTCCGTCCGACCTGTCAATGGGTATCGCGCTCCGGCTGGATTGCCAATCCCAGTTTTATTTTTGTGTGCCGGAGCGCGAGTTGTCAGGGGTCTTTGCGACCGCCTTCGTATCTTACGGCGTGTCCGTCCTCGATCAGGCACTTGTCCAGTCGTCGTCCGTCCAGACTGACTTCGGCAAGGATGCGTCCGAACTTGTCGCCTTTGTGTTCCTTGACGCAGAG